CAAGGACTACTACAAGCAGATGGGCTTTACTCAGGACTGGTTAGACGAGCGCAACATCTCGCTCATGTACATCCCTTACACAAAGGGCATCAGCACAACAGAACTCAAGCGCCGAATGCAGGTAAAATAGTGACATGGCAATTACAAAACAATGTAAAGACTGTGGCATTGAAAAAGATGCTGCGCACTACTGGAAACAAGCCGGAGGCACACTTCAAAGTTACTGTAAGCCTTGCCATTCAGCAAGAGCTGTAAAAAGTCAAAAGAAAAAGCAACCAAAACGCCTAGCAAAAGAAATGCGAATTTGCGACGTTTGTGGTGATAAATTCTTAGCAAACAAACCGTGGCAAAAGAGATGCTCCCACATTTGCGGTTACACATTTCAAAATAAAAAAAATAAAAAGCAACAACCTAATAACAAAGCTTGTGCTAGATGCAGCAACAGCCTGGCAAATAAGAAAAGCAATGCAATTTATTGTTCCAAGACGTGCAAAAGTATGGATCACACGTTCAAGCATCGTTCGAAAACAAGAGTTCTAGGAGTTGCAAGGCGACAAGCCATCTATGAAAGAGACTTACGCTCCTGCTACATGTGTTTATCTCCACTGGAAGCAAAAGGTTTTCACTTGGATCATCTAGTTCCAGTAGCAAGAGGTGGCGACAACTCACAAACGAATTTAGCTGTTTCTTGTGCAGATTGTAACAAACGACGTGGCACTACAATAGGTGTAAGACAGCTAGAAAAGCTTTATGAGCTAAGGACACTAGGTTGATTACGAACGGCTACGCCACACTACAGGACGTCAAGAATGCGCTACGCATTACCGACAACGTCGACGACGCAATCCTAGAGATGACTGTAGAGACAGCGTCACGCCAGATTGACAACGCTTGCGAGCGTGTGTTCTACCAGACTAGTAACGCAACCCGTTATTACGTGGCTAATGACTCCTATGTGTGCGAGATTGACGACCTAGTCACTCTAACCAGCATCAAGACCGCTACTGGCGGTGATGGCGTCTACGACACGACCTGGGCAGCTAAGGATTACCAGCTAGAGCCTGTAAACGGCATTGCCGGAGGTATTGCAAGCCCTTGGACTCACATCAGAGCTGTTGACGACTACCTATTCCCAACCTACCTAGGTGAGACAACCGTAGAGGTAAAGGGGACATTCGGTTGGGCATCAGTGCCTACTGCAATCAAGTTCGCCACCATTCTTTTGTCCTCAAGGCTCTACAAGCGCATGGACAGCCCTCTAGGTGTGGCTGGTATGGGCGACATCGGCGTCGTCCGTGTCAGCCGTATTGACCCAGACATCGACGCACTCATTCAGCCATTCAAGAAGCTGAGGATGGCATAGTGGCTGATCTTGTCACAATCCGTACACGCCTAGCTGCAAACCTAGCTACTGTTCCAGGGCTACGCACTAGCGCAGAGATTATTGACAACCCTTCTCCACCAGTCGCTCTAGTAAACCTAGAGGGCGTTGAATACGACGGCGCTATGAAGGGCGGGCTAACTACCTACAACTTCACAATCGTCCTTGTCGTAGGCCGTGCAGCTGAGCGCACAATGCAAAGAAAACTTGATGGCTACCTACAACCGACAGGCCAACAGTCTGTCAAGAGTGCGGTAGAATCAGATAGAACCCTAGCGGGTGAGGTTTATGACCTTCGGGTTGAAAGCGCTCAGTCGGTAGGTTCAATAACAATAAACGATCAAACATACTTGGCGGCTGAGTTTACAGTCACCGTCTTTGCATAAGGAGAATCATGGCTAAATTCGTAGTGACTGGAACCAAAGTCACCTTCAATGGCACTGATCTATCCAGTTCTTGCGCACGTGCAGAGCTGGTAATCAACGCCGCCGAGGTCGACGTAACCGACTTCGGTTCTAACGGCTGGACCGAGGTAATCGGTGGCCTAAAGTCCGGTCAGGTATCACTTGACTTCCACTCTGACTTTGGAGTAGGCGCTGTAAGCACCCTATTCGCTGACAAGGTCGGAACTATCGGTACTGTTGTACTGATTGCAGCTAACGGAACTGCTGCTTCAGCTGCCACACCTGCATACACCGCAACCGTAATGGTGAACTCCTTTACTCCTGTGGCTGGCGCAGTGGGCGACCTCAGCACCTTCTCAGTTACGTTCCCTACCTCTGGGGCCGTAAGCTACGCAACCGCATAAGGAAACTAAATGAAACTCAACCTACAAGTAACTTTCGACGACGGCTCAACCAAGGATGTCACCTGCAACGCAGCTGACTTCGTAGCCTTCGAAGAGAAGTACAACGTTTCAATCGGAGTTCTGGGTAACGACGCCAAGCTGAGCTACTTGCTCTTCCTGGCTTACAACTCAGAGCGCCGTTCGGGTGCAACCACCGAGTCGTTCGAGAACTGGCTCGGCAAGGTTGCGTCCATCGGAGACTCCGGTATAGACCCAAAATCAAAGGGCTAGGAGATCAGTCAGCTCACTGGTTCATTGCTGGACTAGCTGTAGAAACTGGTATCGCCCCTAGCCTGCTCATGCAAGAGTCGGAGCGTATGCTCTGGACGATGCAAAGATGGTTGATTGCTAGAAACATGCCTAAATAGAGAGCCGCCCCTCGGGGCGGTTTTTCTATTACGGGTAAACTTATAGAGACTGATTGGCGGTGACCTTGAACCCTTTACTAAAAGCTGGAATTACGGCTTCGTTCAACTCCCGTGCAGGACTCAAAGACAACGTCGTACGGCTAGAGATTACTAACTGGGCCAACATCATGAAAGAGCTCAACAAGTACGACAAGACTATTGTCCGAGAGCTAAAGTCTGAGTTCAAGCGCATTGCTAAAGGCCCACAGGACGCCGTCAGGAAGGCTATTCCAAGTCGTAGCAAGCCACCACTAAGCCAGATGCGACAGGTGCACTTCGGTCGTCTAGCATGGGGCACTACATACGGCGGTGGCGGAGCTAGGCCGAAGCCTGCTAAGTCAGTGCTTGTTCAAGTGCCTACAAAGAAGAAGAGCTACCGTAAACTCAACGAGTACCCAATCGTGCGCCTACAGATTGGCTCACCAGCTACAGTGCTTGCTGACATGGCAGGATCACGTGGTGGCATCAAGGGTCGTAAGGGGCTAACCCCAGAGTACGACTACATGTACACAATCAACGGTCAGAAGGTCCCTGGTAAGCGTAGACACCTAGTTGTGCCAGGAGCATTTATGAAGGCTTTAGCAAAGGCTGGCAAGGGATTGCAAAGACCTTACTCATCCCGTATGGTCTGGCCCGCTGTGGACAAGGCTATGCCTAAAGCAGTGCGTGAGATGGATAGCGTAATTACAGAGGTCAACAGGCGTGTTAGCGCCCGTCTAGCAAGGAACGTGTAATGGCAGGAAAAGTCAATGTCCCTATTGGAGTTGCAATCCAGGGGCTTGCTAATACCCAAAAGCAACTACAGATGCTCACAAGGGGCATCGGTGGCGTAGGTAAGACCGCTGGTGTCGCTGCTATTGGTTTTGCCGCCTTTGTAGGCGCTGTCAGAAGCGCTGACTTCGCTGCTCAGGCCATTGCTGGTGCTCGTGACCTAGAACGTAACATGGCGGGTCTAAAGACCGTCTTTGAGAGCACAACGCCTCAGATGACTCAATTCAGCAAGAATGCTGTTGACATGGGTCTTTCGATGAACGAGGCTTCCAAAGCTTCAACATTCATCGGTTCGGTGCTAAAGCAGTCTGGTTTCAGCATTCAAGAGACTGCCGACCTTACAGAGCGCCTAGTTGGTCTAGGTACTGACCTTTCCATCACTTACGGTTACGACGTGCAGGAAGCCCTGATGGGTATGACTGCGCTGTTCCGTGGTGAGTACGACCCGATTGAGAAGTTCGGTGTTGCTATGAAGCAATCCGAAATCAACTCGGAGCTTGCTGCTAGAGGATTCGGTAATCTAGAAGGTGCGGCACGTCGCTACGCAGAACAGCAAATCCGTGTAGAGCTACTCTTCCAGAGATCGGCTGACGCTCAGGGCGCTATGGCTCGTCAGTCTGGCACACTAGCCGCTGAGCAGATAAAGCTTGCTGCATCGTTTGAGAACGTCCGTGACACCGTAGCAACCAGCATGCTTCCGGTCATTACCGACATCATGATGGACCTACAGGATGTCATGGCAGACCTCCAGCCTCAGTTGCAGGCTGCCTTTGAAGCAGCCGCTCCTGCGGTTGAGCGTCTAGCCGAGGTGCTTATCCCAGCTCTAGGTCAGGGCCTCATCAACGTCATAGATTTCCTAACCAGGACGTTCAACCTAATCAGCGACATCCTAGATCCGACTACAGCCATAGGTGAGTCCTTCGCAGCTATTGGCGCTAACTTTGAGTCGCTAGTTACGACAATCTTTGGTCGTGGCGTAGACATTGAAGATGTATTCAACGGCATAGGTGTTGCGCTTCAGTTCGCCGCCGACATGCTGTCAGACATTATTCGGTTCGTCGACATCACAATTATCGGCTTCAAGACCATGGGCGACATGCTGCATGCCATGTTCACTGGTGACTGGGACAAGTTCTTCAACACTGACTGGTCAAACATCATTAGAGGACAGATTGAATCCCGTGATGCATTTGTCGCTCAAAGGCTGGAAATTGCCAAGGCTAACGAAGAGCTGCGTAAGACTCAGAAGCTAGCCAAGGAGATTACTCGACAGGCAGCGGGGCTATCGCTCTCCAACCTGCCTAAGTACATCCGTGACGCACTTGGAGCCAAGGCAAAACCAACGCCTCTCGGTGGTGGAGACGACCAACAAGACGACGCTGGCAAGCAAGCCAAGAACTACGTCAAGGAGTTCTTCGACAAGCTACGTGAAGAGGTCGCTAAAGAGCAAGCACGTCTCAAGCTAGAGAGATTAGGCGCATCCGAGGGCCTTATCGACAGCATCCTAGGATCACAGGGCTGGGAGAAGGTCTTTGCCAGAGTAAT